TATGTAAAAAATATGTCATTTTATGATATGTTAATATTGAGAGGAAGAGAGATATTATTTATTGGTATTATTTCCATAATTGAATGGATTGTTTTTATTAAAATGTATATTCCTGAAAATATTAAAAATTCATTAATGTATAATAGGATATTTCAAATCAGTAAATTATTAATTAGAGATATTGCTCATCGGATTCTTGTATAATAGCATGATTCGCGATGATGTATATTATATATAATATAATATAATATATACATTAGTTAATTTTGATAATTCAAAATATATTTTTATATGATTTTTTGATTTTTTTGATTTTTTTGGTTTTATTTTTACGAGATTTAATAGTTTTTTTATTTTTTATTTTTTTCTCTCCCGGAGCATACTTTAAAAAATATTCGTCATATTTTTTTGTTCCACGAGATGATTTTAGTTCTTTAAATTTTAGTGATCTATTTTCACGAATAGAGAGTAACGTAGCCTCAGTTCCATAACATTCTTTATTAAATCGTTTTAATAACCCTTTTTGAGATAATCTGTTTTTAGATTGAACTTTAAATAAATATTGCATCATACATAATATTCTATCTTCGTCATAATATGGACGATTCGCATAAATAAATGCCAAAAATAAATTTATCATAGTATCAATTGACGCAATTTTTATAGTATCATTTTTTATTCGGATTGTATTATAACTATGACACCCTAACGTGTTATAAATAAAACATACACTCTCATTATTCACACTAATTTCATAATGTGGAGCAATAATCTCACCGGCTCCTGGTTTTTTATATATTTTTACATTTTTAATACCTTTTGATTCTAAATCGCGTTTTATTCGTAATGCCGAATTTTCAGCATTTTCAGATAGTACATCAAAATCAGGTATATTGTGTTTTGATGATTTTGTTTTTTTAGGTAAATATTTTTTATAAAAACTTGCGGCATAACCTCCAAAAAATATTAATCCTTGACTAATTATAGACTTTTTTATTGTAGTATATAATGTATCTGATAATTCAGACGACCCTTCAAAATCACGCATAAATTGTACAGAATCACATTCGCGCTTTTTAATAGGATAATGTTTATTTAGTAATAGTAAACGTTTATATATCTTTTCCCAGCGTGAAATATCGCCTGCTGGTCTTGATAATTCTTTATATACATTTAATCTTAATAAATTTGAAGGAGCATATAAAATTCCATTAATTTTTATTGATTTTTTTTGAATATTATAAAACAATTCTTTTTCCATATAGGTAATATCAGCAATAGGAATAAAATTTACTTGAACTTTAAATGTTCCTACATGCATCCCTGCTCTTGCTTCAACGTCATCATATCCTAATTTTGCGTAAATATCTGCTAATTCTTTCGCATCTTCTAGTGCGGTTGGGGAATAAAAATCATAATCAGGTATTTCAATATTTTTGTCATAAAACTGGTCTTCTTTTGGAAGAATATTATTTAACGCGGTTCCGCCATAACATACTAATTTTTTTTCCCTTAAAAAATCTTCTAAAATTTCAATAATTTTTGTTATTATAGGTGATGTCGCTTTTTTTATTTTTTCTGTTTTTTCTATATCATCAACTGATTCTCGAAGTATTTCTATTTCTTTTTCTTTTAATGTTTTTTTTTCAGTAATACAATTTTTTTTATCACTCATTACTAAATATCACTAATTATATATTTTAAGAATATAATATTATATATTTTAAGAATATAATATAATATAAACTAGATTAATTTTCTATTCTCTCTAATTAGATTTGATTTAACCAAATTTTCTAAATAGTAAAAGAATAAAAATCAGAAGTGATTGGTCGTGTTTTAAATGATGTTGAATCAGTAGGAGGAGGCGGGAGTTTAATATATACCGGAATATATCTAAGATTTTCTGGTTTTAAAACAAAAGCAGAACCAGCATTATCAAATAACTCATCATAAAATTCCATATTTGTATCAAAATTCTGGAAAGACATACCAACCATTTGACATCCGTATTTCATGGAAAGGGACGCTGATGGATTAATTGTATTGATAGATAGGTCAGGCAAACAAATAGACATTTGTTTTTTGTTAAATTCAATTAATTCATCCATATCGGTGGTATATTTTACATCATGATAACGAAGACAACGCATAAAAACTGAATTGCTTGCGATATTTACATATTCATCTAATGTAGTATTTTCAAACAATGCGTTTGTTTTATCTATAATTAAAATAATTTTCCCCATTAACTCTTTTAAAGGGGTTGTTCCTAAATTTTTTCCATTATTTTCGTAACTATATTTTTTTCCTAATAATCTAGACTCTAAACGATTATATAATGTGTTTGCCATTTTATCATAAATTATATTATTTTTACTCATAATTCGTAGATGAATAATTAAAGGGTCGCCTGAATTAGGGCACGTACTGCCTGAAAAAGCATAATCTTGGATGATTTCCATTGCTTCTGAAAAAGGAATACTATTATAAGTTTCTTTTATAGTAAAATCATTTAAAGTAGATACAGCGATAACTGGTTCATTATTAAGTGAAAAAATTTGAAAATCAAGACATCTTGCTCCTTGTTTAATACATTCTTTAAGAGCACATATATTAACAAAATCATTTTTATAGTTACCTGCAGAACAGCAATTATATGCGGTTTTTATATAATAATCGCGTAGATTATAAGTAAATTGTTCTTGATTGTTTGGGTTAATTGTTTTTATTAACGGGAAGTCAGTATATAATTTTTGTAATTGATTACAGTTTTTATCATTTAAATGAAGTTTACTGTATATCCATGCAATAGTATAAATAATAATTATACTAAATAAAAAAATAGCAGAAAATTTTATGAATTCATTATTATTGTTATTCATTAATATTCAATTAATTAATTAATTAGTTACTTATAATAAATGTATATTTTTTATAGATTAATAAATATACATTTATTATAAATATAGTTAAATAATATTCCTAATAATATATTAGTATTATAATATATTATACATAAATGCCTGGTGGGTTATTAAATTTAGTATCCTATGGAAATCAAAATTTAATACTTAATGGGAATCCCTCAAAAACTATGTTTAAATGTGCTTACTCTAAATATACCAATTTTGGTCTTCAAAAATTTCGAATTGATTTTGATGGTTCACGGACATTACGAATGAATGAATCTTCTAAATTTGATTTTAAAATATCGCGGTATGCTGATTTATTAATGGATACTTATTTGGTTGTTACACTTCCAACAATATGGAGTCCAATTCTTCCACCTAAAGATTGTAGCGGAGAATGGTTGCCGTATGAATTTAAATGGATTGAAAATTTAGGAACTCAAATGATAAAAGAAGTAAAATTTTTAGTAGGAGGTCAAGTTATACAAAAATTTTCAGGACAATATTTATATAATTTAGTAGAGAGAGATTTTACTGAAACTAAGAAAAAAATTTATTACAATATGACTGGTAATATTGCTGAATTAAATGATCCAGCAAATTCTGGGTCACGAATAAATGTATATCCTAGCGCGTATTATGAAGACCCACTAGAAGGATATGGACCAGAACCTTCTATTCGCTCTAGAAAATTATATGTTCCTCTTAATATATGGTTTACCTTAGCAGCAAAAATGGCATTTCCATTAGTAAGTTTACAATACAATGAATTTCATATTGAAGTTGAGTTAAGACCAGTTAATGAACTTTTCATTATAAGAGATGTTACATCACCATCAGAATTGTCATATATTCACCCAAATCAAAATGAAGAAAAACTTCAATTTCACCGCTTTTTACAACCTCCGCCAAAACCAGTTGAAGGAACAGGCGATTTAATTTATGATGATAAAAGAACAAACTGGGCAGCAGATATTCATTTAATTAGTACTTATGCTTTTTTATCAGAAGATGAAGTTAAGATTTTTGCTTCCCATGAACAAAAATATTTAATTAAGGAAGTATATGAATATACATATCATAATGTCACTGGTTCTAAAAAAGTTGAATTAGATAGTTTAGGTATGGTTGCTAATTGGATGTGGTATTTTCAAAGAAGCGATATTTATTTGAGAAATGAATGGTCAAATTATACAAACTGGCCTTATAATTATTTACCATATGATTTAATTGATCCTAAAACAGCAACAAATGTATATAAAATGCCAATAACTGAATCTCCTTGTCCTGGTGGTTCATCGTTATATAATCCAGGAACTAACCCTTCTGTAGTATTAAACACTACTTCTGGAATTAATGATACAAAAATATGGTTAACTGGACGCTATCATGAAGAGAATCAAAAAGATATTATGTATAAATGGTCTTTAATACTTGATGGAAAATATAGAGAAAATGAGTTTGATGCAGGAGTTTTTAATTATATAGAAAAATATGTAAGGACTTCTGGAAATTCACCCGATGGATTATACTGTTATAATTTTAATTTACAAACAAGTCCTTTTGACTTTCAACCAAGCGGAGCAATGAATTTAAGTAAATTTAATAATATTGAATTTGAATTTAAAACATATCAACCTCCACTAGAGAGTAACGTTCAGGTATTAGAAATATGTGATGGGGAAGGTAACATTATTGGTATAAATAAACCAACGTGGCGTATATATGATTATAATTATGATCTTACTGTTTTAGAAGAAAGATATAACGTTCTTATTTTTACATCTGGTACTGCGGCATTAATGTACGCAAGATGATGAAACAATAATATAACAATTAAATAAAAAATAAAATAAAATGAATTTTATTTTTTATATATAATTTTTATTTCTAAATAATTAAATAAATTTAAGATCGAGCAGCGGCGGCTGCAGCGGCAGCAG